GTTTGGTGTAATTGTCTATCAAGAGTTACTCAAACCAAAAATCTTCGAAAATAAAAAGACGAAGCAACGATATCTGGATTACGCTTTTAAGATCGCAGTTAAGAGAAAATTTCAGAACCTAATCCGAAACAAAATTGTCGACCCTGAAGATGTAGGGAAACTCCGCTTCTATGTCGATGAACATGCAACGGCTACGGACGGGCGCTATGAACTCCGCGAAGCACTTGAGCAAGAATTCAAGATCGGAACATTTAACTGGAATTGGAATAAATTTCACGAACCAATTTTTCCATCGCTGCAGAGTGTTGAACTGGCTTTTTGTGATTCAAAAATCCGCCCTCTGATACGAGCTGCTGATATTGTGTCAAACAGACTTTATTACGCTGCCGTTTCTCGCGATCTGTCAAAAGTTTGGGACCGTGATAATTTCGATTTCATTGAGCTCCCGTAGGGCTACACATCCTAATTTGGAAAACTCCACGTCAACCCGCTCATTTCTGAACGGCCTCACGTGGGCCTTCTCTTTCGAAAAGGCCTTGGCCTGACGGGGCGGCTGCACCCCCGCTAACGGTGTCTCGGTTGACTACGGACCCGTGCCGCGCTCGGCTCCACTCTTGCCAAAGAGCTTCATAGCGTCCGCCGGAATCACAACCGGCTTGATGTCTCCTTTATCGAGCATCCTTTTGTCTGCCGCCCCGAGGTTCAAGGTCTTACGGATCGAGTAGGAGATAACTCGATACGGAGCGGCAGACAGAAGGGCGCACCTTCTGTGCTGTTTCAGTAGCCGGTCATTCCTCCGATGCCGAACAGGATCAAGAGAAGGAAGCCGCCGAAAACTGCGAACAGCAGCGCGAAACTTTCTTCAGGCTTCTTCATGGAGCTGCTCCTTCACTTCGCGGATGAAGTCCTCGGCGTACTCAATGAAAAGCTGTGTGTGGGCTCGGTCGCAGCTGATCTCTAAGCAGCCTTTGTTATGCGCGAGAGTCATGCCTCCGTAAGGAGTCCACTCTGCGCAAAACGGGCAGCGCAATGTGTGCACTTCGAAATCCGTGTTTGACTTCAGCAGTCGAATTCCCTGGCAGAAATCTTCAAAGGGAATGTCATGCAGCCATGCAGTGAATCCGGCTACGCCGCAGCAAATGCTCACGGTCTCACCTGTGAAACTGCGGCACTTGAGATAGATGCCCTGCGTGATCTGGACTTTGTGCTTGTGGTCAACTGGTTTGAATTCCATTTCTTCTCTCCTCACCACGGATGACGGCGAACCGCCTCCTCTTCTTCCTCGTCGGTCTGAGCGTCCCGGACGGCAACGCGCTCTTCGCTGCGCAACGTGTCGGCGTCATCTGTGGCACCGAAGGCGTCTTCCAGGAAGTCCGCGAAGTAGTCGGCGAGGATGATCCGGGCGCGCCCCTTGGCACTTTCGAGGCTCTTGTAGATCAGCTCGTCGACGTCGTTGCGGAACTTGGCCTGAATCTCAGCAGCAGATCTCATGTCCCTGGCGGACTGTGCGAAGCCGAAGGTGTCGATGGTTGGAGTGAGCATTTGCTTATTCCTTTGTACTGGCCTCCGTGGGATGATTAGAGCGTCGGAAACAAGTTCGAAAAACCGACTTTCTCTAATCACCCCTGGAGGTAACTTGTATGTCTGAAGAAAAATCCCTTGAACAACGAGTTGAAGAACTTGAGGCAAAGGTCAAGAAACTTGAGGACGCACTTGAGTCCATGTCTCAGCGGATCAAACGGCTACATCCGAAACAGGTTGCGAATCCGAATCGCTAGCCGGTACTGCTGTGACGATCTGAAGTCGAGGCAACTGCCATTCCGTAGGTTCGCCTTCGATTCGTGCCGGGGTTGACCTGCGGAGCTCTTCCGTCTTGGCCAGCAACTCATTGAACGAGTCAACGAACGTTTGGAGCTTTGCGGTGACTTCTTCCGCAGTCGTGGGTGTCTTAATTCGGGACACTCCTACGCGGTAGCCGTGCAGCGCAAACGACTGGACGAACTGCGCTGGCGATCTGTCGAGTTGTGCCGTGAGCGATGCGACTTGATCGGTGAGGTTTGTGGTGGTCATGGTGTTCTTCGTTTGGTGTTTGTTTGGTGTTGTGAATTTCACCACAAATAACACCAAAAAGCAACACCAAGAAAACACCGACAAGGTGGGGAAAATGGTTGTTGTTTGATTTGAATCAAAAAATTAGGGCACAAAAAAACCGCCCCGAAGGGCGGCACAAGCGGTTTATCCATCAAGGTATGACTTTCCTCACGATCTCCCGTGGTGGTTTTGCTAGTGGGAGAGAAACGTCAAACCCCATTGCTCTCAGGTTGCTGAGTAGCATCTCAGATACTCGGTGGTACAAGGGTGTTGCGAATAAGTTGATGATGTCCTGGTCTTTGAGGATCGATTTATCTAAAGGTTGTTCGAAAATATACCCAACATGAGCTCGAATTTCCGACTCGAGCAATGGTTTTTTATTGTCGGAAGCACTGGTTAGATTGACAGTCATTGCCAGCGCAACCCACAGAATTCTTCTGTCATCGGACAAAGTGTTGGCAACCTGCATTTGCTGCTGGACTGCTCCTTCTCCGTGCGGACCGAACTTGTTCTCGATATGGATATAGTCGAGTGTCGGTGTCATCTCTTTAAATGGGCCGAGCTTCTGAATTTCTAACATAACCCGGTCCCTCCCGGGAAACCGTCGGACTTCCAGGACGCCGCTCGAACTGGTGCAAACTCATAAGTTCTTTTGATTTTGTCCGCCTCTATCGCTGCGATGCATGCACGGCGGACGACTTCGTTGAGGTGAACGCCTTTCCTAACGGCTAAAAACTTCAGCTGCAAATGGGTTTCAGGATCGACGCGCACGTTGAAAGACCCTTTGCATGGTTCATTGGGGGTGCGCCCTTGGAGTTTGCAGTCGGACAGATACTCATCGACCGCGTTTTCAAAACTCTTCTGAAGATCTTCTTTGCTTTCAGCTTCGTAAAGAATGAGGTCGGTGATGTATAGAAGCTTCCCAAAAAAGACTCCGTCTTCTTCGCTGTATTCGACGGAACCCGTGTAGTTTTTATATGTTAGTTTCTTAGTCATTACAGCAATCCTAGATCGTCCAGTCTTTGTTTGTATTGACGAACTTGGTATGTAGGGATTGTCTTCTCAGCTCGCCCATGGGGTTTTGTCGCTGGCTTTATCTCAACTTCAAGTGTGTTGTTGATGAAAGCTCCGTGCGAACCACCCCCAGGGCATTCCCACTCGAACCCATAAGAGCTCATGACGCGGCATAGTTCAGGCCACGTCAAATCGTTGGGCGGCGGAATTCTTTTGAACTTTTCCCTAAGTTTGTCTGTTTGCGTCATCTCAGTCTACATCAATTGCAACTAACTGTAGTTGCAAAATGTCAACAATTTGTTTTACCGCATCTTGATTCGTTTTTCGACGACGACGCCAAGAAGATCAATGTCGTGTTCTTTTGACGAAAAGGTCGGGAATAGCGGGTTCAGTGGGCGCAGCTCGAACGTTTCCACTCCATTTCGGTCAACGCCTGTGACGGCATATTGCTTTATCGTTGCTTCGTTTTCTGAGGAGTTGGCAATTCTGGCCACGACAAAGTCGCCCGGGTTCGCTGACAGTGTTGGATCAATAACAACGATTTCCCCCTGGTAGAAGGCGGGTTCCATTGATTTCCCTCTGATTTTCAGGCCGTAAGAGCCATCGGGCATATCTTCTGGCACATCAATCCATTCATCAAAGGAGTCATCCCCCGTGTTAGTAAAGTCTCCAGCTTGGACAAAGGAGATAATGGGGATTTTTTTGCCGAAACGCATCGGCACTTTCTCGAGTTCATGCGGCTCATCGAGATAACCGCGTGGAAGCTTCAGTTTTTCCTCGATAGAACGGGCGATTTTGGGGCCAAAAGATTTCGTACCCGAAAGCATGTCATTGACTTGGGATGACGAACGACCGATTGCGCGCGCCAGTTCTGCATTTGAAGCGTAGCTTTTATCCCGAATCTTCTGCAGGTTTTCTCTTCTTATTGCAGGTATATCGAGCATGGTTTTCTCCAGTGATATACAGCATGTTAACCAAAATCATCACCTCGGAAGTGTTGTTTGGGGTTGCGTCGTAACACCAAATCAGTGTATCATGCAGTGTGAATTTTTAACACTTGTATGGTGTTGATCTCCATGAATGAACACGCTACGGCTTTTTTCAAATCGCTCAAGCCTGCAGAACGGCGAGCCATTGCCACCCGGTGCGGCATCAAGCGCACGTATCTGACGAACTTGATTTCGAGTAAGGAACGGCATCCAGGCGTTGCCTTGGCTGCAAAGATCGAGACCGTTACTAACGGTCGGATTACGCGCTGGGAGTTGCGCCCAGATATTGACTGGAAACTCTTCGAAGGATTGTGCTGATTGCGAGGATCGAAATGACTAGCGGCTTCGATCATTTCGCGTTCTTGCGCGCCATTCGTGACGACAAAAGGCTTGGCGTAGTCGAAAAGGCGGTTGCCGGCATTTCGTTGCTTGGACGCCGCAACCAGGATACGGCTCAGTGTGATCCGAGTCTGGCGACCATTTGCGCTGATGCCGGCGTGAAGGATGAACGCACGGTCGTGAAGGCAATCGAGGCGCTTGTTCAATTCGGTCATGTCCAGGTCGTCAAAGCCCGAGGTCAACGGAACAAGTACGTTCTTGTTAATCGAGAAGTGCCTGCATCTGATATACCCACAGTAGAAGTACCCGCATCAAAAGTACCTACATCTAATGTACCTACACTTGATGCACCTACATCGGAAGTACCTACATCTAATGCCACTAGGGTACCTACATCAGATGTGGGTACACCACCTACATCAGATGTAGGTCGAAGAAACCAAATAAGAAACCAAATAAGAAACAATAAGCGCGCGACCAAGGTCGCTCTGAATTTTTACGGCGTTTCAGAACAGATTGTTGAGGACTGGAAAGCCAACCGAAAAGCCAAGAGAGCAGTCATCAGCCAGTCGGTCATTGACGGGTTGAAGAAGAAAGCCGATGAAGCCCGAAGACTTGGTCATCCCGAATGGAACCTGGAGGCAATCATGCGCGAACAGGTTGCAAGGGCTTGGCAAGGGTTCGAACTCTCTTGGGTGCTCAAGAAGGACGAGAAGCCGAAGCTGCCTCCGCTTGAACTCACTCCGGAAGCCAAAGCCAGAAGAAGAGCCGAGGCGTTGCGTGCTCAAAGGCAGGCCGAGGAAGACGAGCAGCCGGGAATCTTTGAAGACCTCGTTGGTCAAGTCTGGGAGGAGGTGCGACATGCTCCCGGATAAGAAGCTGATCGACAAGCTCAACTCGTTTGGCGGTTTCAGTTCCGTGCGCTTTGTGGTGCCGGAGAACCCGAAGGCGCATCAGCACGAGCTGGACTATCCACTGGCGGGTGAATGCCTGACGGTGATCGTGGAGAACAACGACGTGCTCCAGAGGGCAGGCCTCGAGTTCTGCAAGAACCGAATCGTTTGGATCGATTGCGACGAAGTCAGACGCAGAAGAGCAAACGTGATCTTCGAGGAACTTCAGAGGTTCCAGAACCAGCCCCGGTTGATCTTTACCGATTTCACAGACGGCCTGCAGGTTTTCAATCCGAAGACGCAAGGCCACAGAGACTTTTTCAAAGAGGCAGCAACATGAATGAAATGCCCTACGACGAGCAAGCGCTCATAGACGAGTGGGAAACGCTACCCACGAACTTCATCTTTCGTACTGCAGACGAGTACGAAGATGAGACGATGTGCATCTTCGAGGGCTTGCAGTCCGGCGTGCAGTGTCCATTCGCTCCGAACCTGTACTTTCGCGAAGGCGAAGTGACGCTTTGGGGTGGCATCAACGGACACGGCAAGAGCTTGCTTACAGGTCAGCTCGCCCTGCAACTCGCTGATGCGGGAGAGCGCGTAGCCATCATGTCCTTCGAAATGCTCCCGAAGTTCACCTGGGCTCGCATGATCCGCCAGTGGCTCGGCGGAAAGACCAAGGATGTGACAGAAGTCCGCCGCTTCTATGCGCAGTACCGACAGAAGCTCTTCATCCTTGATCACGTTGGCGCTATTGATCCTCGGGCCGTGCTTGGCGCCGGCGTTGTGGCTTCTACTCAGTACAAGTGCAAGCACCTGCTGATCGACAACCTCGCCAAGATCGTTGCGGGCGAAGACGATCTCAATGCCCAAAAGAACACGGTGCAGATGATCTGCGATTTGGCGCATCGCATGAACGTCCATGTGCATCTGATCCACCATGTTCGAAAGGGCAAATCCGAGTCCGACGAGCTCGGCAAGTTTGACTTCAAAGGCTCGGGCGCAATCGGGGATCAGGTCGATAACCAGGTGATCGTGCAGCGCAATCGTGACAAGGAAAAACGCCGGCAGGAAAACCTCCTCACGCGCGTCGAGGACGCAGACAGTCCCGACACATTTATCCGGGTATGCAAACAGCGTAACGGCGATTGGGAAGGAAGCCTCGGGTTGTGGTTCAACCGTAAGGCAACGGCTTTCTGCGTTGATTCAAACCGCATTACTCCGTGGGGTGGCCATGACTACGACTGAAATCTTTGAGAAGTTCTCGACGATAGATGACGGGCATCGTCTTCTACGCCTGTCGCTAGAGGACCACATGCACGCAATCGAGTCAGCAAAGATGGGAATCGTCGATTCCCTTCGCTGGATGGCCGAAAACAAGGCAGACATGATCTTGCGGCTTCAGCTATTCGAGGAAGTCGTCTTTCAAGCGCAGGCCGAAAAGGAAGCGCTGGCAATGATGGATGCCGCGTACAACATTCGACCGGCAGGAGAAGCCGCATGAGCTCACTGCCGTTGCTTGAAATGCCGCTGCATTTTTTGGGCGTACATCAGTGGAGAAATCAGGATGCGAACCAGAGCATTGATGACTTCAGCTGTCTGAATTGCCACTTCGACCGAATCAGGGCTGGTGAAGTCAATTTCTGCGGCTTTGTTGTTACCGTGGGATCCGCTGTTTCCAACGTCCTTCACCGTGTCGAAGATTTCTTTGATTTCGGGTTGCAGTTTCAGCTTCTCAATTTTTTGCCACAGCCACGCATCACGCTTATAGCCGTCAATTTTTCTCAAGTCTGCAATTGTGTCGCACAGCCTTTCAAGACATACACGCAGAAGGGCGCATGCAGATCGTGGGGAAAGATAGGTAACGCGTTGAGCTTCCACAAAAACTTCCTTTATGGACTCAGGCATGTCTTCGCAGGGTTCAATTCCGAGAGGCTGCGGATAGACAAGCTTGAAATCTTCCCAGATGGTCATCTTATGGCAAGAAGAACAGACGGCTACATGGAGAACTTGCCCGAATTGGTAACGAGGGTCACGCATCTGATCTTCGGGGAGACCTTCCCTAAAAAGAAAGTTCCGAAAGTCCATCGCTGGTTTGTAGTCCAAAGAACGCAATGTGGACCAACGCATTTGACTGGCGATATGGCAATGCGGGCAAGTGAAGTGTGAATCACCTACGCGAGGAGCAATAAACAATGACATACGCAACCTTTGTACGAAACAGAAATCAAAAAACCGAACAGGCCTTTCAGGCTATCGAGGACGCTAAGCGAATTTTGGCAGACCTGGAGCAGATCACTGTTCGGGCTGCAGACGGAAAGCTTCCGGACATTGGCGAGACCGCGCACCTGACTCACGGCTTGCGAGAGACTGTCGATCGAATTTTGGTCGGAATCGTGGAATCGGCGACATTGCCGGGTGGGCAGGAGGCGGCATGAAGGGACTTGACCGTGAACAAGACGCCTACGACGAGGGCAGGAGGGCCGCTATGCGTGGAGAAGCGCTCAACCAATACCAACCTAGCTACAAGCGTCGTCCCGAGCTCTGGACGCGTTTTCAGCTCGGATTCCTAGATGCAATTAGAGACATGCGCCGGGACAAAGCCAAGGAGTCGAAAAAACATGTTCGCTGAAGGTTACGCCAAGGCCCGGCTCTACGCGAAGGGCCGCATGAAGTCCGGGCAGATGAACCGCACAGAAAAGGCTTACGCGGCTTGGCTAGAGGCAGAGAAGCATGCCGGCAGGATCACGGCCTACTGGTTCGAAGCGCTCAAGCTGAAGATTGCTGAAGGGGCTTGCTTCTATACGCCGGACTTTCTTGTTCTTCGCCCGGACGGCACGCTCGAGCTGCATGAGGTCAAGGGTTCTCCGGCCATATTCGCCGACGACGCGAAGGTGAAGGTCAAGGCTTGCGCCACGCAGTACCCCTTCCCCGTGTTCGTCGTCTTTCCCAAAAAGAAAAGTTCAGGAGGTGGCTGGGATGTCCAGTGCTATTAAGGATGTTTTCAATGGCGCGCACGAAAAAATCGGCGTCTCAACTTTGTTGCCGTCCGTGGCAACAGCTCGACTTGTTTCCGCAGCTCAAAAGTGCCGAGAGCTCCCCATCGGATCCATCCCGAGAAAGAAGATGCTCGACAAAGCAATTGAAGAAGCCAGAGCCATGTGTCCACAAGCCTTCAGGCGATCGGATGACACTAGTGGCTGTGAGCCTAAACGGAATCCGGGTCGGTGAGGATTCGCCTCATGCTAAGTACACCGACAATGAAATTGATTCAGTCTTCAGACTGCTTGATGAGGGATATTCATTTGCGGATGTGGCGCGGATGATGGATATGCCGAAATCTACAGTTTGGGCGATTGCGAAAGGTTTGATGAGAGCAACAGTGGTGGATAGATGGGAAAAGAGACTGTGCAGGAATTGACTGACAAACAGGTCAGGTTCGTTGAGGAATATTTGGTTGATTTCAATGCCACTCAGGCAGCCCTTCGTGCTGGGTATTCTCCGAAAACTGCAAGCAGAATTGGGCCGGAGCTACTTGGAAAAACTTGTATTGCGAGAGCAGTTGAACGGGGAATGAAAGACGCCGCGAAGAAGTGTGAGCTCACTCGCGCGGAGTTGGTTCGCATGAATATTGAGTTCTACAAAATCAATTCAAATTTGGTTCCAAAGATCAACTTTGACGGTGAACAGGCGAGAAACGAAAAAGGCGAATTGGTTTGGAAGATGGTGGATGCAGCGGCTGCCGGAAAGGCTCTGGATATGCTCAACCGGTACAAGAACCTTTACGAAAAAGACAACAAGCGTGAACTCGCCGGCGGCTTGTCGTTCTCTTGGGGTAAGTAGGAGAAGCCCTGATGCAGCAGGTTGTTATCCCGTACACGCCGCGTTATCCGCAGACTGAAATCCATGGACTGTTGGAGGCGCACCGCTTTTCGGTTCTGGTCGCGCATCGTCGAATGGGCAAGACCGTGTTGGCCGTCAATCACCTGATCAAGCGCGCCATCACAGACCAGAAGGAGCGAGGCTTCTACGCTTACATTGCGCCTTTTCGTATCCAGGCTAAGGCCATCGCTTGGGCTTACCTCAAGCACTACACGGCACCGATCCCGATGCTGAAGGTCAATGAGGGAGAGCTTTCGATCATGCTTCCGAATGGTGCAGTCATCCGCATCTTCGGCGCCGATAATCCGGATGCACTTCGCGGCCTGTACTTTGACGGCGTTGTGATGGACGAGGTAGCGCAGATGAAACCTGAAGTCTGGGGCGAAATCATTCGACCGGCTCTTGCCGACCGTAACGGTTGGGCTGTGTTCATCGGTACGCCCAAGGGGGTGAACCTTTTCTCACAAACCTACGACAAGGCTCTGGAGCTGATGAGCAAAGGAGATCCGGAATGGATTGCCATGCTCTACTCAGTTGATCAGACGAATGTCATCCCGGAAAAGGAGCTGGCTTCCCTCAAAAACGAAATGAGCGAAAACGAGTTTCGGCAGGAATTCTTGTGCGACTTCAATGCGGCTGCGGATAACGCATTGATTTCGATTGACCTTGTGCGAGAGGCTGCAACTCGCCAATATCGCGAACATCAATACGCATCGGCGCCCCGAATCATGGGCGTGGACGTGGCTCGCTTTGGCTCGGACAGTTCCGTGATTTTCAAGCGGCAGGGACTTGTGGCCTTCGAGCCGATCATCATTCGCAAGTTTGACAACGTAGCCGTCGCGCAGCAGGTTGCGATGCAGATCGTCGAGTTCAAGCCGGATGCAGTATTCATCGACTTGGGGGAAGGTGCCGGCGTCATCGACAAGCTGCGGGAGCTGGGGTTTATCGTCACTGAGGTGGCCTTCGGTGGCGGCGCAAATGAGCCCGACAAATACGCCAACCGGCGCATGGAAATGTGGTGGAACATGGCCGAATGGCTGCGTTCAGGCGGCGCAATTCCGCCATCCACATTGCTGCAGGCTGATCTCAGCGCACCTACCTATGGGTTCAACAACAAGGGTCTCAAAATTCTCGAAGCAAAGGACAAGATCAAAGAACGCCTGGGCAGATCAACTGACCTTGCAGATGCCCTTGCGCTCACATTCGCTTCCCCTGTCATGCCGAAAATCGACCGCAACTTTGCCAGGCAGATCTATGGCGGCGGGCAGGAGTACGACCCGGACAGAGAGTTTGATCAGCAGTGGAGAAAGTGATGATTGACCAAGTGACGAAGGCGTTGGAAAAAATTTTGCACATTCAAACGTGCGCCGAAGAAGGACGAGCCAGTGAAGGTGATCTTGAGGAAGTCAACCGCTGTTTGCGATTGATTGAGCAGCAAGCGGAAATAACCAAAGATTGCGTCAGGAAAAGCCTTCTTGAGCAAGGGTTCTATGTGAAACCCGGGCAGAAACTTGTTGGATTTACGAAGGGCGGCACGATGGAAACCATCACCGTCTGCCGCCCATTTCAGGGAGATTAGAGGTATTCGAATGCGCGCTTGAAGGTTGAATTGAGACGGTCAGTTTCCTCCTCATCAAGGCCGTTTGTCAGCGTGGCAAACATTGTCAGGATGTAGAGGGAATCCATGCGAGCTGAACGTGCCAATTCATAGGCGATGCTGTAGGCATCAACGTTTTTGTCTCTTATGCCTCTGGCGCAGTTGTTTTTGACAAGTGCCTCCATTTCGTCGGCTTTGATTGTCTTGCTGAACGGCAAACGGATTTGCCCCGTTTCCATGCCCTTCAAGATGACTTGCAGAGCCTGTTCGGGTTCGAGTTTGATGGGAGTTAAAAGACCTTTTTGAGACATAGTTTCCTCCTCTTGGTCGGGTTAATGATGAGTCTGGGCAACCGTCATTTTCCCACCAAGAGGGGCTCGCTCTTTGACAATTCGCTTGCTTTGCCGCACAATGACCCCGTCTGCGAGTAAAAAGCAGACCGGGATTAGCACCCCGAACGATCACAAAGGCGTACACACCGCCTGACTGCCGTTTGGCGGATTTTTTGTGTGCGGCATCACTTTTATGGGTGAGGCCGGCGGGCACCTTCGGGTGGCCGTTTCCTTTGTGACGGTAGTGCTAACCCGTCGGACCTCGCTCACCCGATTAGCACCGGACGCGAGGCTCTTAAACCTTCACAAAGGAGCCTGCTATGAATGCAGTCCAAAACACCCCTGTCGTCACGGTCGTTGACGGCAATGTCACTACGCTTTCCACCGATGTCGCTGCTTTCTTCGAGAAGCGCCATGATGTGGTATTGCGCGCAATCGAAAATATCCGCTCAAGCCTTGATTCGAACCGTCTCCACAATTTTGCGGAGACAGAGGTAACACGCGAAAGTCCCTTGAAGAAGGGAACGCTCCTCAAGTCCAAAGCCTACCGCCTGACGCGGGACGGATTTACCTTCCTCGCAATGGGGTTCACAGGCGCACGCGCACAAGAGTTCAAGTGGGCGTACATCGACGCTTTCAACAAGATGGAGGCCGCGCTGAGGCAATGCCCGGTTGCGGCGGAAATCTCGGTCGCCAGACTCACGGTTGAGCACCAGTACGCCATTCAATCAGCCGTCGGCAAGCGAGTGCACACAAGCGGCGCCTCGTATCAAGCTGTTTACCAAGCGCTCAAAAATCGCTTCAAGGTTCCGAAGTACACGTACATCCTCGAGCGAGACTTTGAGGAAGCAATCAGGTTCATCGAAACCTGCGACCTACGTGTGCCGCAGTCGGAACCGATTACGGAAAGAAAGGCGCAAGTCCTAGCTTCGGCAGAGTTCTGCGAGCATGTCCGCACGCTCGTCTATTGCTGGCGATACCTCTTCAAAAAGGAGATCGATCTTGTCTATCAAACCATGCGCGCTATGGAGTCGCCCCATGCGCCCATGCTCTGGGAAGCGATCCACGATCTGAACTTCGTCTTCCTTGAGAAAGACCTCGAAAAGGTCGGATTCCCAGTGAAGGCACTCGAATGCTACAAGCACTGGGAAGCACATAACGCTAAGTAATTGATCCTGTGCAACCCCGCTTCGGC